AGCATTAGCACCGTTACGCCAGCCGATAGTGTGCGGCAGGCCATCTATAACCCCAGCCGTACTCTTTATCGTTGTTTGGAACCCGCCATCATACGTGAGCGCAGATAAGGTTCCGCTCGATACTGCGTTGTAATTGGTCGAATCAGCGTTTAGCAGAATGGAGTGCTGCGGGTAATTCCCTCCGCTCTCATCGCCGTAGAAAAATAGGTCAGATAGCCTGGCTTCTGCTGCCCACGTACCTGTGACTATAACGGTAAATGCCGCGCTACTTGTAGGGATTACAGGATTACTGCTATATACAAGCCCTGCATCAGTTGTGGATGATAACTTAACTCCAAGACCTGCTGGAGTTGCAGCAATAACCCCAGCGACTGTTGGAATTCTTCTTCCAACTAGATCAGGAGCTGCATTTGAAATATAATTCGCAGCAAAAGAAAGACGTACATCATCCCGTGCCGTTACATTTGTTTGCGGCTGCTTAGTCCACGGCGTTTTAACCTTCTTGAAATAACCTGCCACGAATTACTGACCTTGATCGTAAACTGGGACTATATCAAACCGGAATGCGCTATCAGTAGCGTGTATAGTTGCGCCACCGCCGTTGTAACCAACAAGTGACATATACCTTTGGCTGCAAGTAAACTCACCGCTGGCAACACATATCTCGTTAGCAGCAGCATTCTCACTAACAACACTTCCAATGTATCGTAGGTTACGGCGCATATCTACGTCACCTAAAGCCGCATCAGTAGTTCCAACATCACCATCAATCTGCGTAGAGTCCCCATCAGGAGCAGTGGCTATGTATAAATCTAATGTACCGCCTTGTGTAGGTGTAGCTTGCCATTGTACTTCACACGACCACGAATATCGGTCTGGTCTAGGGACGGCTCCCCAATCTTTTTGAGCGGATACCCTCCCTGCACCATTGGTAACTCCTTCCATGGAGATAGCAACACCGGCTCCAGCCTCGCCATTAAATAGTACGGAAGTGCCTTTGCGTATGTATGACTCGTTAGCCATTTAGTGCCTCTCCCATTATCGTAATGTTCACTGTTCCTTCATAGGTTGTTGTTCCTGGATTAGCAGAAGTTCCAGTGCCCGATGTAAATATTTTCTCTACAACAGAAGCAAATCGAGTTGATACTGCCTTAGTTGCCGCCCATCCTGCATCAAGCAGTGCGCCACCAACTCCTGAAGGTAGGTTTTGCAATGAATCTTTAATTCCATCACGAATAGATGTATCTGCCATGTTTAGTGTCATACCGGGAGAGATTAACATTGTCTGCAATGTCATTTGTTTCCCTTCGCAAGCATGCGCTCTATTAGTATATAACTGGGTTCCATCTGGTGTATCTGCTGGAGTTAGATTCTTCCACGTTATCGCACCAAATATCGCACTTTTTGAAGCATCAGTACGCCAGATAACAAAAGTCGAAGGTAAGTTATACAATCTAACTAATTCACTGTCATTACGAATCGCTAACGCTGCTATTACGTCTGGATCAGTTGATGCAAGTATGTGATTTTTTAAAGCAACTTTTTGTTCAGGTGTCATGATTTATCCTTTATGCGCTATGAGTAATAGTTGCAGAGCTTAAAGTAACAGTGTCGCCAGCAGTGATCGCCAAAGACGAAAGAATAATATCAGTGCCACTTGTTCCAACAGTAAGCCCTTGAACAATCACTGTTCCTGCGCTTTCCTTAATCCTAGCAATTGCAGCGGTTCCGGTAGCATCTGCACTGGTATCAGATTTTGGCATAGTGAACGTCAGTGTATCACCTGTTACCGAACCACAAGGGTCGGCAAGCGTTATTGTCGCAAGCACAGAAGCGTATGCCGACGAGCATATCTCGATATATCCAGCACCCGCTCCCGAGTCTATATCATCCCGCACGGCAGTCATGCGAGTTGTTTTCAATGATGTTCTGTAATTTGCAGCCATTATATTTCCCCTTTATTCATTTAAATTAACGTGTTCAATTCCAACCGCTCTACCATCTGGCCCACGGACAATACGCTTCGGCCCTGACATCTTTGCAACCGCAGCCTGCAATATCTCCAATCCCTGCATTACTTGTGCCATATTGCTCTGCTCTTGTGTTTCGTCCTCTGGTGTCGCGCCCCTGATTTTCATTTCTTCAATGTAAATTTTCGTCTTTGCTTCAAACTCAGCCTTCCACCTGTCAAACTCGATTTTTTGTTGTGCAAGTTGAGCATCCATCATCGCTTTATTTTGTTCGCGCTCAGAATCTCTTATGTCATTTGCAGCCTGTAACTCAAGATTACCTTGTATTTCTCGTAGTTTAGCATCAGCTTTAAGCTGCTCTACCTCTCGCGTCATCTGTGTTTCAGCCTGGAATTTCTGTACATCTCGTTGCGTCTCTGCTTGATGTTTCTGAGCATCAGCTTGTATGCGTAATTGTTCGATCTGTATCTCAATTGGCGGCTCCTTTGGCTGTGGTGGCTGTTTAGACGGGTCTTGCAAGAAGTTCTGCACGTCTTTAAATCCAGCATTCTCGATAATCTTCGAGCCTGTGTGATACAAGTGAGCAGGAGTAGTCAATCCAACCGCCAAACCTTCTTTTTGAAGTTGTGCAATCATCATTAATTGAGCAGATTTTTGCTGTACATCACCAGTACCCAAACCAACATTAATAGTCATGTCGTACTGATCACGCCATTCGTTAGGATCATACTCAACAAACTCGTCTCTCAACCTAAAGCACATTTTTTGCATGTCGCCATCGGTTAATACTTTAAGAATACCTTGGAATATCGGTTTAACAAGCGTCTCAGCAATTATCCGAGCTATCAACTCTACCCGTTGCATCGCGGCAGTCATATCCATAGCGCGTCCAGTAGCCGTGTTGTTCATGCTGTCAGGATTCAATCCTTGGCTTGTACGCGATACTCCTGTGCGATTTTCGCGCATTGACTGAACATACTCAAGCATTGGCATGGATGCGCCGGCAGCAAACGGCGTGACTTGCTCAGTAACCGCATTTATATCGCGCTGTCTAACCACTCCACCTATTCTTGAATCCAATAGATCATCAATATTGGCGAGTGGTGTCCAGTTCGCATCCGTCAACACTTTAGTACGCGGATTATTTGCAAGATATAGATTATTTAGAGTTTGACGTAATAATTCAGTGTGCAGCTTTTGCAAGTCAGAAACAGCATCAGCAATACTCATTCCGTCCCATCTATGAGTATTTAATATCGGGCTGGCAGTGGCAATCGGCACATGGTTAACAACTTCTTCCTTTAGTATTTTTTCTTCCAGCCTATAAACGCAAATCCTTTCAGCTATCCCATCACCGTCTTTGTCGCATAGAATGTATTCCATGCGCAGCCAGCCAGTAGCCATGGAATCATCTGGATTTGTTCTGTCGGTATCGCCAAAATCGGCAGTTTGTGTGCTTTCTAGTTTGTTTACCGCAGTAAGTCTATTCGTTAAATCACCATGGTCGCTTGCTCTCAAATCATCAGCATCACAGTCATAACCCATCATCTTTAAATCTGACAGAGTGACGCGAATTAACCGTGCAACATACGGGCAATCTGCAAGTAGCGGGCTTGTCCATTCACGATCTACCAGCAAATCCTCTGGATTGAACGCCTCAACTTTAACAATCTTGCGCTTTTCGGTCTTTTTCATGCGACCGCTATATACAATGACAGGTTGACCAGTTTCATCTAATTGCGGCTGACCATCCTGTCCTAGTAATGTATTTGGATTAGCCATCTCAATTTCGCCATCCTCTGATTCTTGCAGCATCAAAGCAAGCATTTCCTCAGTAGCGTCTTTAAACGGCACACTTGATACAGTTTCTGTTTCTTCCTTGCGCCACATAACAGCACAATTCTTGATTATGAGCATATCTTTGATTGCTGTGTACAACACAAGGAAGCCGTTATTTTGCTTGTAGAATACATAATTACATGCGTCAGTCGCTTGTTCGGCTCCCGCCACATCATCAGCATTGATAGGCTCAAACGATACAGCTTTATCAGTAGATGTAAAGGTTTTGAGTAATGCAGGAAGTATCCATTCGACTGAATCCGACACATCACTAGCTACTATCTGACTCCATCCGTCTTCTTCGTTGCCATAAGGCAATCGGTAGTATTCGCGCATTGCGTCTACTCGTTCACTAGCTAATTGCCCATGGATGTAGTGACTGGCTGCCTGCTCTTTTTGTCTTAGCAGCTCAAGGAATTCTGTATCGTCCATTTTCATGTATGCGTCCTATTTATGCGATGTAACGACCTGATTTATATTTAATTGGCTTTGCTGCAAGACTTGTTGCACCAACTGCATCGGCAACAATAGCCATTAGTCCAAAACTATCCGCGCCATGACTAGACCAATCATGTTCAGGGCCAAGACCGATATTTCTCGTGTCATCACGCTTTTCATGATAGTAACCAACAGCGTCTAAGCCCGCTTGCGTTGTTTCTTCATTAAACCACATTTGGGGAAACATCCTTCTGGCACATTCTACCCGTGCCATTGCAGCACCTTTCCCTTGATTTGGAACAACTTCAACAGTATAACCTGCATCAGTTAACGCGGACTTATGTGAAACATCAAATATCTTATCTTGCGTATTGCCATCGTGAGGCAGCCATATGGTAAGCTTATCAGGCGAATATCCTTTTGAACGCAACCATGATAAATGAGTGGCTAAAGGCTGACCAACCGCTTCATAATAATTAAGTACTCGAATTTCTTTGCCGATAAACTGAGCCACCCATATTGTAAAAGCGTCAGCTCTAGCACCTGTTCCGCCAATATCAACAAAAGCCCGAAGCGTCATAAGCGGGTCAGCACCTACCCTACCTATCCGCCCCTCCATCCTCGCTTGTGTTATATGCTTTGCGTAGTACGCTCCAACCAAAGTTGAAACATATGCGCCTTCCCAAATATGTTCATACTGGTCAGGTCTTTCTTCTAAATCTCTCTGTCTGTCACGCTCTAGTTTCGCAGGGAATTTAGGATTGTCACGCCAATTGCATTCAACTACTTTAACTAAAGGATCATTACTATTCCTGAATCTTGACTCTACCGCCGCACTCTTTCTTTTAGGGTTCCAGGTAACCCATAATTCAGCGTTCCAATCTGTACCTTCCTCGCGCAATGTAGGAATAAGCGTCATAAACGCCTCATCTGTTACTGGCTCAGCTTCGTCAATCCAGCAAAGCAATAGCCGCCCTTTGGATTTTATACTTGCTATATTTCGATCAAGTCCGGCAAATGTGAAGTTAATACGTCCATCTTTGCTTTTAACGTACTTCTCGCCTATTTCATAATACTCAGCAAGCCAAGGCTCATCATCAATCGCGCGTTTTACTTCTTCAAGGCTTGAATCCTCTAGCGAATTCATGAACTGTCTTGCACACAAGATAATTCCACTTGTCCCCGCATTACCATGAATATAACCTTGCACAGCCGCCATTTTTGCAAAGCTACGTGTTTTTGCCGATCCCCGCCCACCATATGCGCCACGCACATCAGCCGGCCCGTCAAATACAGGTATCAGCTTTTCAGGTAGCGCAATCCTTGCTGAAATCATTTTAACGCCACTAACTCAATACGCTGAACAACTGTGGCTTTAATAACATGTTCTTCTGGAGCATTGAACCCTTGCATATCGTTCAAAACCTTCACAGCGTTGATTTTATCACCAGCCCTTGACTCACCCTCATTGATTACATTTACAAGCACTGCAACCGACTGTTCGCGTGTCCAAAGGGCTTTATTTGCAAGTTCAGCCCTTAACTCATGCACCCTTTGCGCCACATTAGCGTCAGCCATCATTTTTGATGCGTTAACATTAACCGACTCTGGCTTGGTTTCTGGTTTGACTTTATATGCAGAACGATACGCATCTGATTGATTCATACCAGATACTACAGCCTGCGCGAATGCTTCTTGTTTAGTTGTTAATGCCATCAGATTAATGCGATACGTCCAATTATTGATATAGATCAAGTATATTACACACTTTACGATTTTTTGCAAGAAAATTGATATAGATCAATATTGAATTTGAAAAGCTCGGTAATATGTGAACCATGCAATGTTGCATAAACAAGGAGCTGATTATGTACAATGATGAAGGTATGAACAATATTATAAACAACTGGGTTGCACCGTTTCTATTTGGAGCAATTGTCGCAATCCTGTTTGTTGTAGCGTTATTTTTTCCTATTAAATAGGGAAGCAAGCAGCTTGCGAATATAAAAACACACAAAAGGAGACAAAATGAAAGAACTATTCGACGTAAAAATATCAGCACAACGCAATCTTGAACGCGCAGGACGTACATTCTCAGTTACAGCATGGGAATATCGGAAAGCAATCAGGAATAATGCAGAACAGAGAGTTATCGACGGCCTACGCTACACACTAGCAGAACATCGAGCTTTAATGACTGACGCTGCCAACCATCACGAGCGAATCATGGAAAAATGGTATAAATTCCGTCCTGCTGATCGTCACAAAATAGGCATTGTATTAATGCCATCCGATGTATACGTAAAATAAGGATTATTATGGCCAATACAGAACAAGTAATTGATACAAGAGTACATTTTATATCAAGCGTTCCAAAATGCTCTACTGCGGAACAATACGAAAGCTGGAAACTTATCGCACGGCTGGCGGTTCCTAATAAGTACGGCTTTTGCGAAGATTGCACGCTTGATTTTCAATCTAAGATGATCCGCGCGCGTAAGTGTGAAAACCCGCATGTGATTATTACAGATATTGACGATTAGAAAACACTGTGATTAAATTATATTTTAAGTTTGAGTTTCAAGCGTCGCCATGCCCGAATGCCCAGGCGGTCAAGACATGGTGCGGTCGTCCGATGGAAAAAAATGCCGCAAGGTTGTCGCCCTAATTAAGGCGTGCTTTTGTGAGTTATGAAAAACTACCAAAGTCGGCGAAGGGGTGCAAAGCCCCTACTTCATATAGCAAACTGGGGCGCATTTTTGCGCCTCTTTTAGCATCCTCTTGTATTTTATATATATTTCCTCTAATTCTGCAATGCTCCATTTTTTATATTCAGGTGAAGATTCAAGCACATCAACCCTATCCTGACCTATTTTTTTAATCAGTTCAATCCTATAGTTCAATAAATTACCGCGCAAATGGAAATTACACGGCTGGCATTGTTTATGTACATTATCTTCGTTAAACCGCAAAGATGGCCTGATTGATGTGGCTTTATAGTGACCTGCATGATATTGGCCTGTATGGTGTCTTCCGCAGCTTATACATGGCTCATCCTTATCCCTATACCTAATATACGAATTAAACGCAGCCTGCGCGTCTTTAAGCCATTCTCTGCGGCCTTTTAACCTCTTCCTTTCCTCTCTTTGTTCTTTCCTGATTGCTTTTAGCTTATTTTTAGCTGTTAAAACATTAGCACATTCCCATCCGCACACAATTTGCAATGGTTTGGATGGGATAAACTTTTCACCACATGATTTGCATTTCTTAGTCTTTAACTGTTTTTCATTTACTTGCATACAATAAATCCGTCTGCTCGTAAGCATCTTGCGGTGTGTCTGGAATAAATAAATTACCCTGTGCTTTGTGCTGCTCAAATCTTTTACAAGCCGCAGCGTAATAATCTGCATCAAGCTCCATGCCCACAAATTCAAATCCAAGGTTATACGACGCTATTGCGCTGCTTCCACTGCCTAGGTGCGTGTCTAAGATGCGCTGTCCGGGTTTTGCGTAGTTGGTTAAAAGCCATTCATAGAGTTTTACTGGTTTTTGCGTGGGGTGAATTTTGTCGCCTGTTCGATTATCAAACTTAAAAAGTTTTGACGGGCAATCAAAACTAGACCAAGCAAATTCAGTGGCAGAGAAGTTAGGCCACGGCTGCACTTTGTCCCATACTGCATATCCCCGGCTCGGGGGAAGCGTAAAATAATTACCGCCCCAAATTACTTGATTTTTTGAAACACGAAACAACTCTGCAAAATAATCTTCATCTGGGATGCACGAATCCCAATTGCACTCAGCATTATTTAGTACTCTATCTTTCAATTTTCCGCCACCACCATTAAGTCGCTTACTCCCTGTCTGCCGCTGACAAGGAGTGGCTGACATTGTTGGAGCGTTTATCCCGTAGGGAGGATCGCAGACAGCCAAATCAAACGCCTTGTCCGGCAATCCGCGCATGTACTCCATGCAATCCATGTTTAATAATGTAATTTTATCGTTCATTTTATCGGCTCATACTTTGATTGCATTGTTTCATCATTCAAAAATTTAATCTCGCCATTTCCCTGTTTTAATATCCAGTCAGTCCTTCTTAGAGTGTTGCAATATGATTTATCTTTGTAAATCTGGATGTAATCCCTGAATAATTCTCCACGGAATTCATTGCTTTCAAGACAATCCAGTATTTTATCTGTGTTATCACCTGTCCACTGAATACGTTTTCCTTTTCTTGCACGTCTAACACATGGCTCCAAAATTTCATCGCTCTCACTCATTCTGCAACCTCTTTTAATGACATTAAAAAATTAACTGCAAATTCGTTGTTTTTCACAATACTTCCATCCTTAATCGACAAAGTGCCAGAAGTGGCACACCATCCGTTAGCGTTATATATTGTTCCGGTTACCACATCCATCCAATATAATTTCTGCGCCACAATAACAGGCGTAATAACCCTAATTGAGCCTGCAATATCTGCCGTCCAAAGGTCATGATCGGCAATCCATCGCTCTTTTTTATCCTTCTTCGCTCCGGCAAGAAATACATCCATACTTCGCACACAAAACCCTTCTTCGCCCGGCGTTTTAGCAACTGCTTTTGTTTTAATCATTGTTTCTCCCATTTGTCACATCCTTTTGCCGCTTCCAAATCCCTGTTATGTCCTTCGCCTATCAGCTTCCTGTGCCTGTGCAGACTACACCACCAGCGAGCCATTAAGCATACTGTGCTTGTCTTGGATGGCGTGTAGCGTCTGTGTTTGCAGGTGGAGCATTTATTTTTCATGCTCTTTGTTTTTTAGCCAAGTTATTTGTTATCTCAGCTATACGACGCTTGTTTTCTTCAATCTGCTCCGGTGTCAATCTATGCACCAATTGCAATTTATTAACTTCTGGCCTGTACGTTTTGCAAAGTGCTAAAAACTGCCCTTGTGTCGGCGGGTTATTACCAGTATCAAGTTTTGCAAGATCAATGCCATGCTTGATAGCTCCTAATGAACATCCTTGCAATGCGTCTGCCCAGTCCTTCCACACGGCCTGCATATCCTGCTCTCGCCATAAATCAGCCTGCCTTTTCCCATAGGCCATTGCTAAGCTTTGGAATATCCTCTGTACCGCTTCCAATTGCTTGTTTATTGGTAATGTCGATAATCTTGTTTCCAGTTCCATTGTTTTCTCCTAATGGTGCAAATATTTGCCTCATAGTGTCTGAAATTGAATCATGATGACTCCTTGGCCTATTAACAATCGCTTGCGGCTCGTCATGCCATCGCCCTTGATTAATATACGTTAACGGATTTGGGATGTACCTACCATCGTCTGTTAACCACTGGTCTGACTTTGATTGCCATAACAACGCTATTAACACATCATCAATTGGCGGTTTATTTTTTATCCAAGCTTTTTTTGCTGCAATTTTTCCGGATTTTTTTGGGTAAGCATCCCAAAATCTTGCAAACTCATCACCAACATGCACAGAGGGTTTGTTTTTAATATCTGTATCTGTATCTGTATCTGTATCTGTATCTGTATCTGTATCTGTATCTGTATCTGGCGTTCGTTTGCGTTCGCTT